TACAACCAGTTGCTGGTGTAAACGATCAACTACTAGCTAAAACTGTTCCCACAGAATCAGCAGGTAAAACGGCAGACGTAAAGCCAGGCACTAGTCCGGTAGGGTCACGTCAAAACAAGATCCCCGACCCCTACAAAGGAAAATAAAATGAACTTCAATGAGCTTTATAGAAAAATTGCGGCGATAGATAAAAAGACCAACGACGACATCGTCGAAGAGTGTGGTATGGGTCCTATGACTAGCCCTATGTCCAATCCAATGCCACAACAAGACAATGTTAATATGAATGTTAACATGAGTGGCAGCGGTGCTGGCGGTATTCGAGACTTAATGGCAATTCTTAAAAATATCGAAGATCACGGTGAACACGGCGGACAAGAGATAATGCCTGGTATTGATTCAGTTAGCATTGCCACTCCTGGCGCCATGGATGACATGGATGACATGGGTGCAGACGGTGGTGATGAATTAGCACAGATGCTAAGATTAACTGGTCAAGACGATGGCGGCAGTGACGATAGCATGTCAAATAAAAATATGTTACCGGGCAATGACAGCGGCCCCGACAGTTCAGAATTAGACGACGAGCCTATGGATGGTCCAGAAGAAGAACCTAAAGATAAACCAGAAGATGAGTCTTTTGCCAACGAGCCTGACCAAAATTACAACGACGTGGGCGCAGTTACCACTGATGCCGGCGGTGGACTTAATGGTTCAAAACAACAAATTAAACAAGGTTCCACTGCTGGTAACAATCCATTGCCAGAATCAGTAAAACGCCGATTAGAAGCAAAATATCAACAGTATAGATAATATATTATCATTGTCCAAAGCGGGCTTCGGCCCGCTTTGTTATTTGTAAATACAGTATGTCTTCAAAATCATTAGATGGCGTTTTAGTTAAACGTGCTCACAAAAAAGAAACTTTTACAGAACAAAATGTAAAAGAATTATTGGAATGTTCTGATCCGGTTGCCGGCTATCATTACTTTACCAATAACTTTTTCTTTATTCAGCATCCTGTTAAAGGTAAGATGTTGTTTGATCCTTTTGGATTTCAAACACGTCTATTAGACGCTTATCACAATCACAGATTTACTATAAACATGCTGCCCCGCCAGATGGGCAAGACTACCACAGCAGCCGGGTATTTGTTATGGTATGCAATGTTTAATCCAGATCAAACTATTTTGATTGCCGCACACAAATACACAGGCTCACAGGAGATCATGCAACGTATAAGATATGCTTATGAGTTGTGTCCCGATCATATCCGTTGTGGCGTGACAAACTACAACAAAGGCAGCATAGAATTTGACAATGGCAGTCGTATTGTATCAAGCACTACTACTGAAAATACTGGTCGTGGTATGTCTATCTCTTTATTATACTGTGATGAGTTTGCCTTTGTGCAACCTAACATTGCCACAGAATTCTGGACGTCTATTTCACCTACGCTGGCCACAGGTGGTCGTGCTATTATTACCAGCACACCAAACAGTGACGAAGATGAGTTTAGTAGAATATGGAAAGAAGCCAGTAATAAGTTTGATGAGTTTGGCAATGAACGTCCTGGGGGAATAGGCAGCAACGGATTCCATCCGTTTACATGCCATTGGAATGAACACCCTGATAGAGACGAAGCATGGGCAAAACAAGAACAAAGTCGCATAGGTGAAGAACGTTTCCGTCGTGAATATAATTGTGAATTCTTGATCTTTGACGAAACACTGATCAACAGTATGTGCCTAGCTGGATTGGAAGGCCAAGAACCAATAATGAAAATGGGACAAGTTCGATGGTATAAGAAACCCATTGCTGGAAATATATATGTTGTCAGCTTAGATCCTGCATTAGGCACCGGCGGTAACTACAGTGCCATTGAAGTAATAGAATTACCTAGCTTTGATCAGGTGGCAGAATGGCATCATAATGAAACACCAATACAAGGTCAAATACGTATTATAAAAGAAATATTAACTTATATTTCTACTACAATAGGTCCTGAAAATGCCAATGACATTTATTGGTCAATTGAAAATAACACTATAGGTGAAGCTGGACTAGTAGTGATTAAAGATCTAGGGGAAGAATCTTTTCCTGGATTATTTGTCAGCGAACCTATTAGAAAAGGACATGTGCGTAGATTCCGTAAAGGTTTTAACACCACACACAAGAGTAAAATTGGTGCGTGTGCTAGGTTAAAACATTTAATTGAATCAAACACTATTAAAATAAAATCAAAACCCCTTATTACAGAGCTAAAAGCCTTTATTGCATCGGGCGTAACATTTAAAGCAAAAGTCGGCGAATATGACGATTTAGTATCTAGTTTGCTGTTAAGTGTGCGCATGACACAGATTTTAGCTGACTGGGATCCCAGGGTTTTTGAACGAATAAGCTCTAGAGACGCTTGGGAAGATGAGGATTTTGATCCCCCAATGCCGATATTTGTTTCTAGCACTATCTGATAAATATGAAATATGGAAACTAATTTAAATCGTGTGGCTACTGACTTGATCGACAAGATCGGAGACTTTCCTAACCTTGAATACAAGGACAGGGATAATCAATCGATTCCTCCTACAATGGACGATCAAATAGAAAATGCCAGAATTTTTGACTTTAATTTTGCCCGTGACGGCATAGACTTTGGACCTGTTACTATCACAATAGGTGACCAAGACGGCCTGCAAATTAAAACTTACAGTGACCCTGTAGAAGGTAAAAGCAACAAAGAACAAGACATATGGTATGATTTTATCAAAAGTATGAGCGAGTTTGCTACAGAACACGTTATTAAATTCAAGGGACCTAAAATTGTCACCAAAAAAATTATGCCAAAAACAGAAGTCGGAGAAAGCAAAATGACAGAGTCAAAATTAGTAGGCACTAGCAAAACCAGTTATCAAGACCTAGGCGAAGCTACCCTGATAGTCAAGCATACTAGACCAATTAACTATGATGCAGCCAACGGAAGAACACAGCACATTGAAAGTATCTTTATTGAAAATGCTGCCGGTGAAAGATTCCGTTATCCTTACAAACATTTGAACGGAGCTCGTGCGTTAGCAACACACATCATCGGCGGTGGCACACCATATGATGACGTAGGTCAATACATGATCGGCCTGTCAGAAGAACTTAACAAACTAAGAATGTTTAAAGGTTACGTTACACGTAGTCCTATGGTTTCAGAAGCCATGGGTGCTGTCACTAACAAAGTCTTTGAAAGAATCGAAGGTATTAAAAAAGAGATTCACAGCCTACAAAGTAAAAAATATTATGCTGAGTGGGTTGAAGGATTCAACAAAGCAGAGTCAAGAGAAATTCCTGAAGATGTTAAAAACGAATGGATTGATCGTTTAACTATCAAAACATTCAATGAAGAATTAACTTCTGTGTTTCCTTATTTGTTTAACATCATTGAAGAATCAGATCTTCCAACAAAGAATATCAGTGCAGAAGATATTCTAGGCAGTATTCAACAAGTTCAAGAATTCAATGAACCAGATAAAGAAATACAAGAACTAATAGACCTAGAAAACTTTGTAGATAACATTGTTAAAGAAGATGCTGACACTGGCATTTTTAGCAATGATCCTACTGCGGTAGAAACTGCTATTGCAAAGTTAAACGAATTGATTGCAGAAAACCCGGATGCAACTCTAGGTTTAAGCGGAGAAAATGGAAAAAAATTAGTAGCTGAAGTATTTGGCAGCGATGAATTAATGAAAGAAATTGAAGATCGTGCAGACCAAGGTGACGGTTCAAACACTCCACTATGGCCATTGGTTCAAGCCTACTTAGAATTCAAAGCACCTGAAATGCTAGCAGACAATGGTGGTAATGTCGACTTCACTCCAGAGCCACAGGCAGCACCTCCAGAAGCTGCTCCAGAACCTGCACCAGCAGCCGCTGAGCCAGCGCCAGAAGCAGCACCAGCTGAAGAACCACAACCACAACAAGAAAGTTGGCAGAGTAGTTTAGAGCAACGCCTTGGAAAAATAAAATCGTTGGCTGAACAAAGCGGAAAAGATTTTGATTCTATTAATTTAAATATCAATGGTAAAAGCTACAGCTTATCTGAAGCACTATCAGCATTTAATCTAATAGAAGCAGATAAAGATAATAAAAAGTCAGATGACAATGATCCTCCGTTCGATCCAGATCCTCCAAAGAAGAATCCTAGCGCAGTTGCTGGTAAGCATGGACAAGGATATTCCACAGCTAAACACTTAGCTCAACGTGGCATGGCACAGGCTAAAAAGAAATCATTAGCTCAAGAAATTCAAGAAATGGTAAAGAGTTTTACAAATCTTGTTCCTGAAAGAATGGATCAAGGACCTTTCCCATTAGGTGAAGAAGGGGTTGTTACTAAAGTAACCAAGGACATGTGTGAAAAGTTCGGCAAGGAAGATGACGAGCGATTCAAGATGGCCGTTGAAACTTATTGCAGAGAAACAGTGGGTAAATTAAGTTCTGTATATGAAACATATAGAATGAAAAAATTAGCCGGCATGGATGCTGAAATGGAAGAAGGTAGTATTCAAAACGGAGTATGGGTAGCAAGTCCAGATAAAGGAGTTCCTCCACCAAGTCCAAATGAAGGCCCAACTGCCAATGTTAAACCAGTTGCGCCTGGAACAACACCAGAAAAAGCTAAGTTAGATCCACGTTATAAAACTGATCCTAATTTTAAACGTGAAGTAGATACTGCTATGCAGATTACCTCAGGGCCAAATAAAGGCAAACCTTGGTCACCGTCTGCACCCGGACCAACTAATCCTAACTTCAAACCAAACATCAAAGGTGTTCCACAAAACCCAGATGGTGGTTCAGCACCTCCTCCAGGCTATAGGCCTGCCAAGGAAGAAATTGCAAGAATTAGAGAATTATCTGGTTTAAGATAAACGGCGAAACTAATCACAAAAAAAGCAAGATTTCTCTTGCAAACATAAATAAAAGTGCGTATACTGTGTATATGCACTTTTTGTTTTACACTCTGTAAAACAATTAAAGGCAAAAAAGGCTTAACATTAAATAGGAGGCTCATTATGGCATCGTTAGCTGAAATTCGCGCAAAACTTAAAGAACAAGAAAGTCGCACAAGCGACAGCAATACTAGAACAGGCGGAGATAATTCAATTTATCCCTTCTGGAATCTCAAAGAAGGATCTGAATCCGTAGTCCGTTTCCTTCCGGACGGTAACCCCGACAATACATTTTTCTGGACCGAACGTGCAATGATCAAATTGCCATTCGCCGGAGTTAAGGGCGAGACTGATAACCGTCAGGCTATCGTTCAAGTTCCTTGTATGGAAATGTATGGCGAAACTTGCCCGATCTTATCAGAAGTTCGTGCATGGTTTAAAGACCCTAGCTTAGAAGACCAAGGTCGTAAGTATTGGAAAAAACGTAGTTACATTTTCCAGGGCTTTGTAGTCGAGGACGGGCTTAAAGAAGAAAGTCACCCTGAGAATCCAATTCGTCGATTCATTATCGGCCCACAGATTTTTCAACTTATCCGTGGCGCATTGATGGATCCAGAAATGGAAGATTTGCCAACAGATGCATTGCATGGTGTTGATTTTAAATTGATCAAAACTAGCAAAGGTGGATTTGCTGACTACTCTACATCAAAGTGGAGCCGCCGTGAGCGTCCGTTAAGTGACAACGAGCAGGCAGCAGTAACAGCAAATGGCTTGTTTAATCTTCGTGACTATTTGCCTAAGAAACCAGGTGATGTTGAAATTAAGGTTATTAAAGAAATGTTCGAAGCAAGTGTTAATGGCGATGCCTTTGACATGGACCGTTGGGGACAATACTTTAAACCAGCTGGCATGAGTCAGAACACTGGTGATCCTAATACTGCACGTAAGGCAGCGCCGACCCCAGTGATAGCAGATGACTTTGATGACGAGCCAATAACTGCGACAGCTCCTAAAGCCCGAGTAGAAGAAACTAAATCTTCTGGCGATTCTAAGGCCAATGACATCTTGGCTATGATTCGTAATCGTAAAGCAAGCTAATAAAAGGGGTTCGCCCCTTTTATAATCATTTAAGGAGAAAATAACTATGGCAACTAAAGCCTTCGATTTATCGAAATTTCGTAAAACCTTGACTAAAAGTATTGATGGTCTAGGTGTAGGATTTAACGATCCTACAGATTGGATTAGCACAGGCAATTTTGCACTGAACTATCTAATCAGCGGCGACTTCCACAAAGGTATTCCTTTAGGTAAGGTCACTGTATTTGCTGGCGAATCAGGCGCCGGTAAGAGTTATATTTGTTCTGGCAACATTGTCAAGAACGCACAAGAGCAAGGCATTTATGTTATCTTGATCGATAGTGAAAATGCACTTGATGAAAGTTGGTTACACGCATTAGGCGTTGATACTAACGAAGATAAACTTCTTAAACTTAATATGGCTATGATTGATGACGTGGCAAGAACTATCCACGAATTCATGAAAGAATATAAAGTCATGGAAGAGCGTCCAAAGGTCTTGTTTGTCATAGACAGCTTGGGTATGTTACTTACCCCAACCGATATCAACCAGTTTGAAGCAGGTGACCTTAAAGGCGACATGGGCCGTAAGCCTAAAGCATTGACAGCATTAGTTCGTAATTGTGTTAATATGTTTGGTAGTCACAATGTTGGACTAGTATGCACTAATCACACATACGCTAGTCAAGACATGTTTGATCCCGATGACAAGATTAGTGGCGGTCAAGGATTTGTCTACGCAAGTTCTATCGTGGTTGCCATGAAGAAACTAAAGTTAAAAGAAGACGAAGATGGCAACAAGGTATCAGAAGTAAATGGTATTCGTGCTTCATGTAAGATTATGAAAACACGCTACAGCAAACCTTTTGAAACATTGCAGATTAAGATTCCATACGATAAAGGCATGAATCCTCATTCTGGTCTAGTAGATATGTTTGAAAAAGCAGGGCTATTGACACAGTCGGGTAATAGACTCAAGTTTGTTGACAGCCATGGTGAAGAACACTTACACTATAGAAAAGAGTGGAAAGAAGATAAATTAAATATGATCATGGAAGATTTTCCTAATCATAAAAAATCCACCAAGGACCAACAACTAGAGGAAACCGTAGAAAATGAATGAGAATCAGATTGCCGATATTTGGCTATTATTTAAAGAATATCTTGATAAGAAAACTTTAGAAACAGTCGCAGACCGTTACGTTGAACTAATGGCCGACTATGGCGTTACAGATAAAGCATTAGCAAGTGCCACTGGCACTGATGAAACTTTAGACAAAGCTATAGAATATTATCTTGATGAAACTAGTGAAGACGAAGAATACGAAGAAGAAATTGACACAGACTTTGAAGATTGATATATGACATGGTATTCTAAGATCAGTAAGGATATTTCCTACATACCTGATGCTGTTGAACATTTTAATGACGAATTATTAGAGGCTAAAACTGAATGTCGGATTACCGGCAATTTAGAAAGAGCAGCCGCTAATATGCCCGGAATTGTTGAACATCGTTTTAATCAACTACAGGAAATTGAAGCTATCTTAGAATATCTAAACATAGAATGTAGACGATTAAGAAGTCAGCATTTTCGTAAGTATTTAGAAAACTATCAAAGAGCGTTAACTAGTAGAGATGTAGAAAAATATGTAGACGGCGAAAGCGATGTCGTTGATTTTGAAAAAATTATCAACGAATTTGCATTACTTAGAAATAAATGGTTAGGCATTACTAAAGCTCTAGATCAAAAACAATGGCAAATAACCAACATTGTTAAACTCAGAGTTGCAGGAATGGAGGATGCTACATTGTAAATAATACTATGAAAAAAATATTATTAGTAACAGGTGGCTTTGATCCTATTCATGCTGGCCACATATCTTATCTCAATCACGCTGATCATCTAGGTGATCATGTGGTTGTGGGACTAAACTCGGATGCGTGGCTCACACGTAAAAAGGGTCGTCCATTCATGACATGGCATGACCGCATGACTGTGCTGGACAATCTACACATGGTCGGAGAAGTCATTGCGTTTGACGACAGCGACGGCACAGCCTGTGATGCTATACGTCAAGTTCAAGAAAAATACCCCAATGATGAAATCATTTTTGCCAACGGTGGCGATAGGACCAAAGAAAACATTCCAGAAATGGTGTTCGAAGATGTAGAATTTGTGTTTGGTGTTGGTGGCGAAAACAAAGCTAACAGTAGTAGTTGGATTTTAGAAGAATGGAAAAGTCCTAAAACAACACGATCTTGGGGCTATTATCGTGTCCTACACACTGTCGGAAAACAGACTAAACTCAAAGAACTCACAGTAACTCCTAAAACATGCCTAAGTATGCAACGACATGATCATCGTGCAGAATTTTGGTTTGTTGCAGAAGGTGAAGCCGCAGTTTATACATTAGATAGTTCAAGCGATCATGAGCTAGTTGGTCATTACAGTCTACATGACAATATTTTTATCAAATGCGGCCAATGGCATATGTTATGTAATGAAACAGACAAGCCACTTAAACTGATTGAAATTCAATACGGCGATGATTGCATAGAAGAGGACATTGAACGAAAATGAGTAGATGGATCTTTTTAAGTAAGAACGGCGACGACTCATATGTCAACATGTTTGCCGCTGGGTGTCGAGATACTGTAGTCAGTGAAGAATATTTTGATTATAACAAATGCAATGATCCCATTGTGTTACGTGGAATTCTCAAACACAAAGTAATGAAAAAATGTTGGCAAGATAATAGAACATTCTATTATATAGACACTGGTTACTTTGGCAACGAAAGAACTGTGACAAACCCACAGGGGTGGAAATACTGGCATAGAATTGTTAAAAATAATCTACAACACGGTGAAATAATATCTCGACCAGACGATCGATTACAACGATTCAATAAAGAATTTAAACCGTGGAAGAAAGATGGACGTAAAATTTTAGTTGCAAAACCTGACGAAAAACCTTGCAAATTTTACGGAATTGAATTAGATAAATGGGTAGAAGACACCGTTGAAACTCTTAAAAAATATACAGATCGTCCTATTGAGATTAGAGAACGAGCGCCTAAGAGAGAAGATAGGACTTCGACAGATACATTACAACGAGCCCTCGACAACGATGTGTTTGCACTGGTAACATTTAACAGTGTGGCAGCAATTGAAAGTGTGTTTCACGGAATACCGGCATTTACCATGGCTCCGGCAAATGCCGCCAGCCCAGTATCACTACAAGATTTAAGTCAAATAGAAAATCCATATTATGCTGATCAAGACAAACTACATGCATGGGCATGTCACCTAGCATACGGACAATTTCATGTAAGTGAATTACGAGATGGATCAGCAAAACAAAAATTGAAAGATTGGTATGATTGAAGAAAACAGCGAAGAACGATTAGTAACACCTATTAAGGTATTTGTAGGTTATGATTCTAGGGAAGATATTGCATATAAAGTCTGCGAGTTCAGTATTAAAGCAAGATCACACAATGTCGAAGTAATACCTTTAATTAGAGATAAGTTAATTGAAGAAGGCAAGTATGACAGACCTAAAGATACACTGGCATCCACTGAATTTACATTTACAAGATTTTTAGTTCCAGAATTAACAGGATTCGATGGTTGGGCAGTTTTTTGCGACTGCGACGTTCTGTGGAATGTTGGAGTTGAAGACATTATAGCACATGCCAACGAACAATATGCAGTTATGGTAGTAAAGCATGACTACAATCCAGTAAATGAAACTAAGATGGACGGTAAACGTCAATACATCTATCCTAGAAAAAATTGGTCGTCTGTGATATTGTGGAACTGCGGACATCCCAGTAATAAACAACTAACGCAAGAAGCAATAAACACTGAAACCGGTCAATTCCTTCATAGATTTGAATGGCTACCTGATGAAGAGATAGGTGAGTTACCCTCAGTTTATAATTGGTTAGTGGGTTGGTATAAAGAAACTCCAGAATCAGGTCAACCCAAAATTATACACTACACAGAAGGTGGCCCATGGTTTGATAATTATGTAAATTGTGAATATGGTGCTAATTGGGAAAGAGAAAAATACAAATATCTTGAAACATTAAAGCCGCCTGCACCTGAACCAGTAAAACATCCGTTTGAAAATTTACCGCTACAAGTAACAAGTTTATTTCACAATATATTACGATATAGAGTAGATCCAGCAGGAGACTGGTATGGGGAAGATTATGAAAAAATTATCAAGGAAGTAAAAATGTTAGATAATGGAACAGTATTTGCGGCCGATGGCGGTCGCGACCCTAATGATCCTAAAGGTCATGTATATGATCCTTATATGAAATCGTTTATCATGGGCAGTGGCGGACAAATTACCAATTATGATAAAATTGAATCATCAATGACTCCTGTGGTATTTCGCGGAATTACCAAAAGCAAACATATGCGAGCATGTGAAGCAAAAGGTCGAGATTACTACTATATTGACACTGGATACTTTGGCAATGTGAGAAAGAAATTCTATCATAGAATTACAAAAAATGCCATGCAGAACATAGGTCCAGTGATTGAACGTCCACTGGATAGGCTAGCACTAATTGGTTGGCAAAAACGTAAATTCCGTCCCGGCAGGAACATTTTGATCTGTCCACCTAGCGGCAAGGCCATGGAAAATTTTGGTCTTAATTTAAAAGAATGGATTGAAAATACTGTAAACACTATTAAAGCAAACACTGATCGACCTATTGTTATTAGAGAAAAACTCAGTCGTCGTGAACGTAGTTCAACAGACACCATGGAGATGGCATTAGAACGTGATGTGCATTGTATTGTAACCTATAACAGCATTGCGGCCACAGAAGCAGTATTGTTAGGTAAACCGGCATTTACGCTTGGTCCAAATGCTGCTCACAGTGTTAGTTCTAACGACTTAACACAGATAGATACACCTTACTATCCGACATTAGACGAGGTAGTGGCATGGGCCGCACATCTGGCCTACAGTCAATTTTCTGAAGCTGAAATGACTGACGGCACGGCGTGGAGAATTTTAAACGATCATGCATGATGTTGTAGTCTATTTTAGTTCTATA